AAGGTGATGAATTTAAAAGAAAACCTGATGCACTAAAGAATTTTTATAAAGGTCACTATAATAGAAAGTGTTCTTTTTATCCTACACCTACTTACACTTGTGTTGCTGATAATGATGTTTGGGGTTCTGGAGTAGAAATAAACGCTAGGTCTTATGTTTATATAGACGCTAGTGGTGCAACAAATTTTAGTGAGGTATTATAAAATGATACATGAAAAGAAAGCTAAAACATTACTTAAAAGTATTATTAAAAAGGCTCAATTAGATCCTGAAATTGTAATTGTTGTTAAGGATGAAGATGAACAAAGAATAAATGAAAATAATAAACTTGATGAAATTATTGATGCTATTTTTAGTGTGGACGTTTCATATATATTATTTGGTAATAGAAAAACCAAAAGATATTTGGGTTGGTTATTTATTGTATTGGAATACAACAGAGAGCCAGAAGAAATTATTTCAGACTATGAAGCAAACGACTATACAGAAAATTTAATTGAAGAATTTACAGAGTTAAAACTTTAGGGAGTAAACACAAATGGATAATTTCACACTAAAAGAAACTATTGAGAATAGCGGCAAGGTATCGCTAGGAAATACTAAGATGCCTAGTACTACATTCGCTATCAGTGCAAAGCATTGCAAAGTAGGATCTAAGCTTGCAAAAATAGAGGGTAGTACTTGTTCTAGGTGCTATGCTTTGAAGCTTCAAAAGCTTAGACCTAGTGTTGATACTGGTTGGACAAACAACCTATTCAAGGCCGAAAAGCTAATTGCTACTAACCCTAAATTGTGGGCTAAACAAATGGCCTTTCAGATTAAAAGAGGGTGTAACAAGCTAGGCATATTTCATCATAGGTGGTTTGATAGTGGTGATTTACAATCGGTTGAAATGTTACATGCTATCATTTTGTGTTGTCTAGAAACGCCAGATATAAAACACTGGTTACCAACTAGAGAAGCTAAACTTGTCCAGACATACCGCAAGAGACATGGACTAGAGCCAGACAACTTAGTGATTAGAGTTAGTGCTACTATGATTAGTGACGCACCTATTAAAGGTCACACTCACACTAGTACAGTCCACAAACATAAAGAGACTGTACATGGTAAAGAGTGTCTAGCTTATCGCACCAACAAAGAGAATATTGTTGTCGATTTAGAAACGTTTAAAGCTATGTCTAGACCCGATAAAAAAGAACAAGACTTTGGACACTGTGGTGATTGTAGAGCTTGTTGGTCTAAAGATGTAGCAAACATTAGCTACCCACTACACTAGGAAGGATTAAAAATGCTTTTAACTTTGATCGTAGGCACGATAGCACTCACAACTATTCTAGGCATACTAGCCTACATAATAACCTATTTAATAATGGAGGTATAAATAAATGCAGCATATGTTTTACCATAAAGAAAAACTTTATGATTTTAGTGACTACATGAACAGTCTAGAAGTGTCTGCTAGTACAGTCTTCAACAGTGAGGAACAAAGGCGAGAAGCTTTAAACAAAATATGTGAAATAAATAATTTTTTAGAAAGGATATTGAACGATGAAAAATAATCTAATCAGGATAAACAAAGCAACTAGTGATGCGTTGGAAGTGTTTACAGAATTAACAGAATTAACTGATAAACTTGAACAAATACAAGAGTTAGCAATAGAGGTTAAAGGCTCTGGTGCGCTACCAATAGAGGCAAGGGAAGCCCTAGAAGAAATTGTTTTCTCTTGTGGAAATTTAATTGCGAGAGGTAAAGAGTTATGAATAAAAAAATATTAAAACACTGGGCGCTATTCTACAAACATAATGAGAGGCAATTCATTAGTGCACCTAGTAAGGAAGAGCTAGACAAGGCTATCTTTGGAGGTGCTTACGCACCTAGCCCTAACAACGTGACCTACTATGTTGAGTATGAACGTGACATAAAAGACACACGTTATAACCAAGTTCACGAGGTGTAGTTACAACTATAATTCTATCTGATATTGAAGGGATAGAACAAACAAAAAGGATAATAAAAAATGACAGTAACACTCAACCAAATACTAGCTATGGAAAACGTACTAGCTACTCGCAAAATACCTAGCGACATAGAAGCAATGGCGAAGGCCAAGCGATACAGTAACAGCAAACAGAAAGAGATTACACTAGGTGAGCAACCACTACACTACGTGTTAAGAATATTAGCCAAGGAAGGGATATAAACATGAGTAACTTTAGAAAAATATGGAAGCTAGACCTTATGGACTGGGACAATTCAGAAAACAAATTTGTAGATCGTTATTCTACATACCACACCAGTAAGAAGAAGGCTGTTGAACGTGCCAAGTCCTACATAGAATTAATTAAAGTAGACAAGTTAGGTTCTGTAGATGAACGCACAAAAAACAGTACGTCAGTACACTCAGCTAGTGGTGACACACTAGGCTACATATGCAGTGAAAGATTATTATAATAAAAAGGAAATAAAATTATGCAACTAACACTAGCAATAAACACCAACGCATACCCTGAGTATGACAAGAGACAACTCAATGAGATGCTAGGGCTACTCCCACTATGGGTAGCTGAACACGTAGGTAATGATGATAACACAGACATAGTACAGTTTATGACTGACAGATATGGTTTTGGTAAACTGTACAAGTTTGATGGTAAAATAAATAAAAAAGGTGACTATGTATCTAACTACGATGATGATGCAGATATGCCATACATAGGTAAGATGATTACCAAGGATGGATACGCATACTTTTATGACCATGCTATTGTTGCACTACCACAACCAGATGGTAAATATTTTATAACAAGGATGGACTAGTGGAGTACGTCATACACATAAGCAAAAAGGGTGGTGAGTGTTTCGCTTACCACTCTACAAAAGACACATCAGAATTAGACAGGCTTGTTGCCAAGTATTTAAAGATGAAGGGTATAACAATAGAGGTAAAGAAAAGGAATTTGTCATGAGGTTTAAAGAGATTGTAATATCAGCAGATGATCTGGAGTGTGACGAAACAGACACAATCCATAAAGCAATTAAGAATCACATCTTGGATGTTGGGATTGCAACACGTAAAACATTAACAGGATTTAACTGGAGACTAGATGTTAGAATGAGGATGGATAACTATGACACCTAGAATAGAAAAGATATATAACCTGATCTATTACTCAGACTTTGACGAGTACGAGATTAAACAATTAGCAATAGGTCTACTTGGCACAACACTTAATGATGCGTCCTGGCATCAAACAGCAGACACAGTAAGTAGCTACAAGCTAGATGATGAGAGAGAACTAGACTTTGATGGAGGAGATAACCTGAGATGAAATATAAAATAGTAGAAATACCTTGGATTAACTATGAAGTCCAAGACGAAAACGGAGAAACATATGAAAATAAAGAAGGAGATAATCTCTTTGATACTAAAGAGGAGGCAGAAGATTTAATAGAAGATTTAAAGCTAGACGAAAGAATAGAGGCTTTCAAAAGGAAGCAGAGGAGTTAATAGATGATACTGTATAGATCAAGTAAAGGACAGTGGGTTGGTACTCAGAGAGATGCTCAGAGATACTTCCCTAAAGACTGGGAGCAAGTAGATGTACCTGTATCTAAGGAGTATCTCATTGAGTTCCTGAACGTTCACAAGGTAGGGGCGTATTCACAGTCTCCACCACCACAACAGCCAGTGATGACAGCACCTGATCCAGAGTTGATAGATCCACAGGCTTACAGTTGGGTATCGTGGGCATATGAGACACTCGCCAGAGGTGACAAAGCAGAAGCAATCAAGATGCTAGAGCAAGGGCTAAGTAAACAGAAGGAGTTAATAAAATGAAGACTGAAAAAGAATTAGACAACGAAGTTCGAGAAGCTTTCGACAGGGCTGTAGACTCTATCATGTTTGACTATATGTACATGGGTACTGAGAAGGGCAGGGATGACCTTGAGTACATGATGTTCAAACATATCGAGACTAGGGAATACATAAAGATACCCAAGTGTGGTGTAGCATTTATAAAAAGGAAGGAGATAGTATAATGAACACTAGAATGTTTAACTACAAAGATAAGTCAGTGATGTTTATTAACTGTAGTCTTAAGCACTGCTACAACACTGCTGACTACATGATAAAGAGAGACAAGAACAACGGATACTGGAAGCCTAGACTCTATGATGACTACGATCAGGATCATTCCTCAGTTGAAAGTATCTATGACTGGACTGAAATAAAGGACAGTGTTACTGACCTACCGCCTGTCACTACTGAAGAAATAGAAAGGGCATACAATGAGGTATAATAGTTGGACTGTAATTGATGGTGGCTCTAAGAGCTTACAAAAGCACATCATTAGTATGGTTATGTTTGCAAAGAAAAAGTTTAAAATAGATCCTTACATAGAGATATACTTTCGAGGTGATAGCTATGGTCTAGGTGGGTGTGTTGAGATAGATGATGGTGAGTATCAGATAGACCTGAGAAGATCTATGAGGCTCAAGGAAATGCTCATGACACTGGCGCATGAACTGGTACACGTTAAACAGTACGAGTACGGAGAGCTAACGCAGAACAGTGAGATCAACATACCATACTGGGATAAGCCCTCAGAGATCGAAGCCTATGGGCGTGAGCTAGGACTGTTCATTACTTGGGCAGAAGAAAATAACTTAGGCAATAAAGCCTGGACACAAGATTAAAAAAAAGGAGAACTAAAATGATACAAGATAAAACATATAAAATTAAAGTGGGTGACTATCATGACGCAGTGATATACGTGTACGAGAGACATGTTAAATGTTTGAACCCAGAAGAAGATGATGTAGGTAAACGTAAGTATAAACACTGGAAAGAAGTAGCAGCAGTGATACCTGTGAACAACGACTTTGATGACTACCAAGATACATCAGGTAGATTTTACACCAACGTAAGGGTTGTAGTAGATGCCTTGACAGAGTTGTATGGCAGCAGCCCTGACTACGAGATGGGTATAAGTTATACCATGAACACACATCAGTACATCAACGTATAGTGGGTGATTATGTTAGAGACACACGAAGTAGTAGCCATACTCATCAACATAGCTTGGTTAGGTTTTCTGTTTCTTCTGTGGTGGTGAGACAACTTGCCCCACTTGAAATAAAAACAACAGTTGCCAACTAATAACTAAAGGTTATACCTAAAGTATACTAATATTTATTATTACTTATAGATAATAATACTATAGGTATTACCTAAAGAAAGGAACTAACAGTATGGAATATGATGAGGATGATGATGAGGTGTTGTATCTTTCTTCAGATGAAATAGACAATCTGCTAGACAAACTAAAGAAAGAGGACAGGGATATTGTTGAAATAATTATGTCACAAAACTCAACGCTGTTGGATTGTATTGTAGATCTGCAAGAATTTATGAGGGATAAAGGATACAACTCCAAAGACTTTAAAGTTTGGGTAGATAAAAAAGAGACAAGGACTTATCACTGATGAGACATTTAAAGTACGAGGATGAAAAGGTAGTAGCTGTTGAGTCTTATCTCAAAGATCTACAGAAAGATATTGACGATCTTGAGTGGGATGGTGAACAGTATAAAGCAGACAAGTTAAAGATCTTGTTGAACGAAGTTAAAGGGTATAGAGATAGGGGTGAGTTATGGTATCCGATGTTTTAAATAATAAAAATATTAGAAGTATAAGCAGAGATGATCTAGTAAAGAACTTATGTAAAAGATATTCGCATGAGGAACTGGCACAGGTAACTATTGCTATGATGATAAGAAGCAGCAGTATGTCTAAACAACTTGAAGCCTTGTTGGATAAACATAAAACAAGTGAAGAGAAGGACTAAAGATATGATGTATGTATTAGTGTGGATGCAACTGTTCAGCACACAGACAGTGGAGCACTACCAGTTAGGTAATTATGCCACGATAGAAGAGTGTCAGATAGAACTGAGCAAAGCAGCCAAGATGGTAACGCACAAGTCAGAGACAGTGGCTTGTCTGGAAGTAGAGGTGCAGCAATGACACCAAGTGAATCAGCAGAGGTAGAAGCAAAGAAAACATTCGAGGGCTTCATCAAGTGGTTGAAGGTTTCATTCTACTGGATCATGGCAATCCTAGTTATTCTAGCTTGGTGTAACTTTGGTGCAGATACTGAGACTGGTAGTCAGTACAATGGTGCAGTGTACACACCCAAGAACATAGGAGAAAAGTAATGCAACCAAAAGAAGTACCTACTCATGTCCGTATCAGGTACGAGCCTACCTTTAAACAGAAGGGTAGGAAGTGTAGACTCTACGGAAAAGACTTCAGCAACATGGCAGAGGCAGCAAGGTATTGGAAGATCACCTATGCCTGGGCAACTGAGCAAGTAAACAAAGGATGGAACAGAGATGACTTTCCATCTAAAGCCAGGAAGGATTACGCATGAACTGTTGGCACTGTGATACTAAATTAATTTGGGGTGGTGATCACGACATTGACGAGGATCAAACTTCCCTCTTTGGGGAGTATAGCATAGTGACTAATCTTAGTTGTCCTGAGTGTGACTCATATGTTTTAGTATACTATCCAAGGGAAGAAGATGAAGATGACAAAAAACTGCACTAGTAATACGAGTGAGCAGTACTGCACAACAAAAGGATTGGGGTGGGCTTTTGTTACCTGTATGTTTCTCATACTAGGTGTGCCTGTACTGATGTGGTTAGCCTTGGAAGGGGCTGACTGGTACGAAAGATTTGACCTAATGAATCCGATGTGGTAAAGATATGAACGAACCTAAAGAGTGGTACATTGACAGGAGGAAGGGAATCTCGAAAGAGATAAGGCCAATGACCAAGGAAGAACGACAGAGAGCAAAAGAAAAGGAACAACAAAATGACAGCAGCAGTGAACAGCAAGAGTGAGATTACACATCAGCCATGTCCGTTTGAGGATTGTGCAAGTTCAGATGCTTTTAGCTACAACCTAGTAACCAAGGTAGGCAAGTGCCACTCCTGTAACAGGGGCTACCCAAACTCAGCAAAGAAGTTTGAGTGGGCAGAGGCAACTTATCCACCACCTCCACCCAAGGTAGACTTACGTAACGTCAACGTAATCTCAGGTAGGTATGAAGGTATCAGAGGACTAGATGAAGACGTAGCTAAACTATACAATATTCAATTACAAATAGGTGAGGGTGGTGATCCTGTACGTTACGCTTTCAAGTACAAAGATAACGTCAAGTATCGTGGCTACCACGAAAAGAAGTTCTGGACTAAAGAACGTGGGTCACTGACAGAACTTTTCGGTCCTGAGTTTAACGCAGGATCTAGTAAGCGTATCTACATTACTGAGGGTGAGTTTGATGCAGCAAGTCTGTATCAGGTCTTAGGTAAATCCTATCCTGTAAAGTCACTACCAAGTGCAGCCCTATCAGATAAGTTTATCAAGGATAACTTTGACTACCTCAACGCTTTCGAGATGGTAGTCTACGCAGGTGAACTGGATCAGGCAGGTCAGGGTGCAGCACAGAAACTGTACAGCATTATGCCTGAGAAGTTTTACTACGTACCTATGTCCAAGCACAAGGATGCCAACGAGTTTCTCATGAAGGGTGACGAGTCAGACCTCAAGTGGGCAGCACTCAAGCCACAGAGATTTGCACCAGACAACTTCTTTGTTGGAGACTTAGAGGTAGAGAAGGCTATCACCACAGAGAACCCTTACGAGTATGTACCGACAGGACACACTGGTATTGATGACAAGATCAGGGGTCTGGTTAAGGGTGGGCTTACATTCATCAAAGCAATGAGGGGTCAGGGTAAGACTGAGCTAGTCAGATATTTTGAGGTTGGACTACTCAAGCAGAACACAAAGCTTGCCCTACTCCACATGGAAGAGATGAAGTCTACAACCTACAGGTCTATGGCAACCTACGAACTTGGGTGGAATGTTAGAACCAAAGAGGATGCAGTAGCAACTGGCTACACTGAGGATGAAGTTATCAAAGCAGCACAGAAGATGGCAGGTGGAGAGAACACAGTTATCTTTGAGATGCGTAGCCATGATGATCCTATGCAACTCCTGGACTACGTTAGGCTTGCAGCAACAGTCTATGGTGCAGAGTACATCTTTATAGATCACGTCCAACGTCTAGCCTATCTATCAAACTCTGGAGTAGATGCAGCTACCAGTACCCTGACTACTCTTGGTGCTAGGATGGCACAGCTTGCTAAAGAATTAAACATAGGTGTTGTATTTATATCACAGGTTAACGATGATGGACGCACAAAGTACGCAGCATCCCTTGAGGAAGAAGCTATCGTCTGTATAAAACTCAACAGAGATACTGAATCAGATGATGATGTAGAGAGAAACACGACACACTTTATTGTTGACAAGAACAGACCCTTTGCCAAGCTAGGTAAAGCAGGGTCAGTCTTCTACGATCCTGAGACAACTATCCTTGAAGAGGTGGTGTTCAACGTATGAAGATTGTCATCAGCGACATAGAAACAAACGGTCTTAACAACAGTGACAAACTCTGGATCTGTGGTGGTAAAGATATTACTACTGGTGAGACAGTAAGGTTTGATAACTGCCACGAGGATGAGGTTGCTAGGCGTGAAGCTATCAAGTGGTACGAGTCAGCAGATTTAATTATCGGTCACAACTTTGTACAGTTTGATGCACCCATGTTAAACAAACTACTTAAACCCAGACTGATAGATCCAAGAAAGATTGTAGATACTTTACTTATTAGTAGGTTAGTAAACTACGACATTGAAACACCCAAGGGTGCTAAGTTTCCTCACAGTCTACAGGCTTGGGGCATACGACTCAACAAACATAAAGGAGACTTTCATGAGTTCGATAAGTTCAGTATCAAAATGGTTGACTACTGGTATCAAGACATCGAGGTTACAGAATCTTTGTATGATCACTTCAACGATATTGTTTGGAGTCCTGATTGGCGTAAGTCTTTAAGGACTGAGCACGATGTACAGATAGAGTTAGTTCGTACACAACACTACGGTTTCTTCTTTGATAAAACAAAAGCAGAGTTTCTTCTTAACTCAGTCAAGACAAAGATGATTACCTTAGAGGAGCAGTTTCAAGTAGACTTCCCACCTAAACTTACTGAGGTCAATCGTATCAAGTATCGACTCAAGAAGGATGGCGATGAGATGGCTACAGTTATCAGGGCTAAAGAGAAGTACGCTATCACAAACGTAGAGGATGATGACTTAGTTTGTCTCGACTGGATAGAGTTTAATCCAGGATCTTCAAAGGACAGGATAGATGTTCTCTGGGGTGCAGGATGGAAGCCAGTAGATAAAACAAAGACTGCTATTAACTTCTCTCGAAAGAAGGTAGGTGATCCATACGGCAAGTCAGTAGCCTCTATGGACGAGGATTTCTACAATCAAAAGAAGAAAGACTTAGACAGGTACGGTTTCACTGTATCAGAGGCAAATCTTAGCACACTCCCTGAGACAGCACCTACAGGAGCGAAAGCTCTAGCCCAGTGGCTCACACTAGAAGGACGCAGAAGCTCACTGGTGGAGTGGATAGGGCAGTGTGGTGACGATCTAAGGATTCATGGTAGGATAAATAACATTGGAGCATGGACAGGACGGTGTGCTCACAAAGATCCTAACACTGCTAACATATCATCTCCGTTTCATGGTCAACCTAAGTCAGCAGTTGATGAAGTAAAGAAACAATTTGATGTACACCTACGTTCTTGTTGGACAGTTCCTTCTGACTCTTGGTTAGTTGGTACAGACGCAGACGGTATTCAATTACGTGTGTTAGCTGACTATCTCTGGAGACACTTTGACGCTGATCAGTATGCACAAGCCATCATGAAGGGAAAGAAAGAAGACGAGACAGACATACACAACGTCAATAAGAAAGCTTTAGATGTACCCAATGGTACGAGGGATATGGCTAAGACTTTTATCTATGCTTGGTTACTAGGTGCAGGTGTAGCAAAGACTGGTCAGATACTAAAAGTAAACATGAAGGAAGCACAGGAGGCACGTACTCGTTTCGAGATGAGCATTGATGGCTTATACAATCTTAAGAATACACTCGTGCCTTACATAGCAGAGCAGGGATACTTCACTGGGTATGATGGACGTAGAGTTCCAGTACCCAACGCACACAAAACCTTGGCAGGGATACTACAGAATGGTGAAGCTTGTTTGATGAAGCACAGTCTACTCAAGTGGCACGACAAAGCTAGACAGGAAGGGATAAAGTTTAAGATGGTTGGGTTCATCCACGATGAATACCAAGTAGAGGTAACAGGAACAGAGGAGGAAGCTAGAGCACTAGGAAAGATACAAGCAGACTGCATGTTAGAAACTGGTCAGGAGTTAGGGTTTAAGATACCTACTCCAGGATCATATGACATAGGAAAAAACTGGGCTGAGACCCATTGACAACTACAATAAAAAATATTAGATGTAACAACAGTAAAAGAAAAGGAGGGCAGTATGCCATCAACACAAATAGATATTAAAGGTACAATCGAATGGGCAAAAGTATTTGAGTCCAACAGAGATCAAGCCGAATGGAATATTGATACTAACGGTGAGTACAAGGTTACTGTAACCACCGACAAGAAAACAGCAGATGCTTTGAAGAAAGCAGGATGTCAAAAGAAAATAGAGGAAGTAGACGGTGGGTATAGACTCACTGTGTCACGCCCTCACACTGGTACTGAGGACTGGATGGGCGGTGAGCCTGTCATAGCTGACATTGCAGGTAAAGCCTGGAGTCTAGACGATAACGGTTTTATCGGTAACGGAAGCAAAGGTATTGTTAAAGTTGAGGTGTATCGTACAAAGAAAGGTCTTGTAGGTACACGTCTTATGGGTCTTCAAGTTCTTGATCATGTGGTTTATAACAGTGAGGGTGGCTCCTCCCAGTCAGCCTCTGAAATGTTTACAGATCACAGTAAGAGTTCTAGTGGTAAGTCTTCCTCCCAAAAAGAACCACAGGACTCAATACCCTTCTAGGTTTTAGTTCCTTTTTACCCTAGAAGACTAAGCCCCCATCTTTTTCGTTCATTTTTAGGTGGGGGCTATTTTATAATGAGAGAGAGACATGGAATATAAAAAAGAAATAATAACAGATATGTCTAATGAAGAGTATCACTCAACCAGTGGTGTTTCTTCAAGTGCTGTAAAGGCTGTATATAAAAAGACACTGGCACACTGGAAGGGTGAGAAGCGTAACTCTAACAACGCAGCCTTTGCAATGGGAAGTGCAGTACACGCTAACCTACTAGAGAAAGAACGTAACCTAGTAGTTAAAGGACCAAAGACTAAATCAAGTACAGCATTTAAAGAGATGCAAGCCAACCTTGATGAAGATCAAATCTTACTTACTGAGGTAGAGTTTAACGTGGCTAACTGTATAACCAGGGGTGCTCTAAACAATCCTGTGTGTGCATCATACTTAAATCACCCTGATAGATTAAACGAGATCAGTATCTTTGTAGAAGATCCTATCTCAGGATTAACTTTGAAAACTCGTCCAGACTTACTGATAGAAAAAGAAGGTACAGTCTACGATGTAAAGACAACACAGGATGCTAGTCCAAGAGGTTTCTTAAAAGAGTGTCTGAAGTATGGCTATCTTTTACAGGGTGCTCACTACGTTTACGCATGTAAACTGGCAGGTTATGAAGTAGATAATTTTTCTTTTATTGCCTGTGAAAAGACTGCACCATTTCTTTCACACGTACATGTGATGGGTCCAGAAGTTATGCACTGGGGTATGAAGCAACTGCATAAAACTTTAGCTATTATTGCAAAAGCAGAAAAGGATTCTGATTATAGTACAGGTTGGGGTGACTACACTGTTATTCAAAAACCTGAGTGGTTGTGATTAATTATGAGTACTAGATCCAGGGCTATAAAGGCAGGGTATCGTTCTGGTTTTGAGGATGACACAGCTAAGTACTTAAAGAAAAAAGGTATCAAGTTTACCTACGAGAAAGAACGTATAGAGTGGTTAGATGTTAGGACTCGACACTACACACCTGACTTTATCTTAGAGAATGGTATCGTAATAGAAACCAAAGGACGTTTTGTATCTAACGACAGACGTAAGCACGTAGAGATAAAGAAACAATACCCTGAGTTAGACTTGAGGTTTGTGTTTCAGAATAGCAGAGCCAAGTTATATAAGGGTGCTAAGTCTTCCTACGGTGACTGGTGTAAACGTCATGGATTTAAATATGCTCAAAAGGTAATACCTGATGAGTGGCTTGAAGAATAATCTTGACGTGTTTAATTTAATTCTTATAACTTGGAGGTTCCTGTGTTGTTTGAAATAACAATGCTACTTGACTTAGATTCTGACGCTAACTTTATAGCTGCAGATAAGGATGGTGCAAAGATAGGACTTGAACAAGCCGTATCTTACGCAGTGTACGATATTGATGATGTTGAAATAATAGAGATAGATGTAAAGGAAAAATGATGATTACAGGTAAAGACTTAGAAGACATGGGATACTTTGATCAATTTGATTTAAACAAACCAGAGAACAGCACAGTTCTTGCAGACTACACAGACTGGGTTGAAAAGAAAATTGTAACAACAGGTGATGACAGACTTATAGAGAACACACTTGGTCTTGTAGGAGAGGCAGGAGAAGTAGCAGAGAAGATAAAGAAAAAGATAAGAGATAGAAACAAAGTTTCCTCTGAGGAAATAGTTAAAGAACTGGGTGATGTTTTATTTTACGTAACTGCACTAGCTAATCATTTTGGTGAGAACTTAGCTATTGTAATGGAGAAAAATGTAGCTAAGTTAGATGATAGGGAAAAAAGAGGAACACTACAAGGATCGGGAGACAACAGATGAACAATTACTTACCAACAGATTACCAAGCATTTATTCACACATCAAGGTACGCTAAATACTTTGATGGTAAAGGCAGAGAAGCATGGCCTGAAACAGTAGATCGTTACATAGAGAATGTTATAGGTGACAAAGTAGACTCAGATACTAAAGATGAAATAATGTTTGCTATACTTAACTTAGAGATCATGCCTAGCATGAGAGCTATGATGACAGCAGGTATAGCTTTAGACAGAGATAACACTGCAGGATATAACTGTAGTTACTTACCTGTAGATGACCCAAAGTCCTTCGATGAGGCTATGTTTATCCTCCTCTGTGGTACTGGTGTTGGCTTCAGTGTTGAGAGACAGTTCATTAGCAAGCTTCCCGAAATTCCTAAACTCTTCGATAGTGATACTACCATTGTGGTAAAGGACAGCAAGGAGGGATGGGCTAAAGCGTTCAGACAATTACTAGTACTCCTATGGGCAGGTGAGGTTCCACTATGGGATGTAAGCAGGGTAAGACCTGCAGGTGCAAGGTTAAAAACATTTGGTGGTAGAGCCTCTGGTCCTGCTCCTCTTGTAGATTTATTTAACTTTACAGTTAAAATGTTTAGAGAAGCAGAAGGACGTAAGCTATCCTCAATAGAGTGCCACGATCTAATGTGTAAGATAGGAGAGATAGTAGTTGTAGGTGGAGTACGTAGGTCTGCTATGATATCTTTATCTAATCTATCAGATGATCGTATGCGTCATGCTAAGTCTGGTAACTGGTGGGATAACGAACCCCAACGTGCCTTGGCTAACAACAGTGTAGCATACACAGAGAAACCAGATAGTCTGTCCTTCATGCGTGAGTGGATGGCACTAGTAGAATCAGGGAGTGGTGAACGTGGTATATTTAATCGTGAGGCATCTAAGAGACAGGCTGCAAAGAATGGCAGACGTAATTCTGATTTTGACTTCGGAACTAATCCCTGTAGTGAGATTATTCTTAGACCGTATCAGTTCTGCAATCTTACGGAAGTTGTGGTACGAGCCACAGATACGGTGGATGACCTGGCTAGAAAAGTCAAACTCGCCACAATACTTGGGACGATCCAAAGCACGTACACAAAGTTTCCATACCTCAGAAAAATCTGGACAACAAACACAGAAGAAGAAAGACTCTTAGGTGTAAGTCTTACAGGTATAATGGATAACCCTCTTATGACTACAAAGAATAAAGGACTGGATAAAACCCTTGAGAACTTACGTAACGTTGCTGTTGTTACTAATGCTGAGTGGGCTGATCGTCTTGGTATTCCACAGTCGGCAGCTATTACTTGTGTCAAGCCATCAGGTACAGTCTCACAGTTGGTTGACTCTGCCTCTGGAATCCATGCACGTCATTCACCTTATTACGTTAGAACCGTTAGAGGAGATAACAAAGATCCTCTTACCACTTTCATGAAGGATCAGGGTATTCCTAGTGAGCCTGACGTATTTAAACCAGACCAAACAACAGTGTTCTCGTTTCCTGTTAAAGCTCCTAACAAGGCTGTAGTTACATCTGACTTGTCTGCTGTTGACCAACTTAAAATGTGGTTGATGTATCAGAGGCACTGGTCAGAGCACAAACCTAGTGTAACAATCAACGTCAAGAAAGATGAATGGTTTGAGGTTGGAACATTTGTGTATGAACACTTCGATGAAATGAGTGGTGTATCTTTTCTACCCTATAACGAACACACTTATCAACAAGCTCCGTATCAGGAGATAGACAAAGAAGAATACAAAAATATTTTAGTTACTATGCCAAAAACTATTGACTGGTCTAGACTCAGCGAGTATGAAAAAGAGGACACTACTACGTCAAGTCAGGCAATGGCTTGCACTGGTGATGTCTGTGAGGTGGTAGACATAGGAGCTTAAAGTATGCCAAAGAAAAACGCTTCCTCTATTAGAGAGGGTACAGCAGCAGAAAAAGAGTTTATAAAATTACGTGGAGATAACTTTGTTAGATCTGCTACAAGAGAAGAAGATATCTTTGAACACTGGGACGTTTTAGATAAAGACTTTGGTAAGGTTGACGTAAAAGCAGCCAAACGATTTGAAAGGAAAGGACCAGTAGACTACACAATTTGGTGGGAACTACGTACAGTTAAACGTCCTCCTGATTGGAAGCCTACAAAGGGATGGGGAGTACCTAACGATATAGATAGGTTTGTTGCAGTAAGAGCAAAGGACTTCTTCTATCTGTTAGATCCATCTAATATTATACATGATCTTAGGAAGAGATGTACTGAATACTTCAAGGGTGAGTTTGGATTACTGACCAGACCAGGTAGAGGTGATTTAATTACTATACTTCCTTTAGACTACGTGGTAGAAAACAGTACACACTCTGTTGCTATAAGCTAGGATAGAATATGAAATGCAAAGACTGCGGTTTTCTTCTTGATGATGATGGTCACTGTGGAGAGTGCAACAGGTATAGTGTTTCAGATATAATAGACTTAGCAGGAAGGAAAGAAATGAGTTCTAAATTTAATCCAGTTGATAAACCTTTCCACTACAATCACGCAGACGGTGGGATAGAATGTATTGACTACATCAAACAAGTCCTTGGTCTTGATGGCTTTATAGATTACTGTCATGGTAACATGATAAAGTATCAACACCGTTACAGATATAAAACTAATCCTGTAGAAGATATGGAAAAAGCACAGTGGTATCTTGCCAGGATGTTAGAGTCTTTAAAAGAAAAACATAAATGACTAGTAAAGATAATAAAAAAACCCTTGAGCAGGAAGCCCAAGAGTTTGTATCAAATAAAGATACTACTCAGATAAAGGTAGAGACTGACGATTTTTTTGCAGGTCATGCCTTGTCAGGACTCCTTGCTTCTGGTAAGTATTACACTAAGTCTGATCAGATAATTGAAGAAGCTTTCTCCTACTCAAATAAGATGATCGACTACAAAAATAATAAAAAGAAATAACAAACTAAAAACCCCCAGTTAATTCCTGGGGGTTTCTTTTTAGTCGTATGGTTCGTTCTCTCTTATGTTTGGAACTATGGCTAGAAGTTTCATTCTTCTTGTTAATTCATCCGATATAGTCTCAGACTCAGCCAAGTACTCATCTGCTGTTTTAAACCCAAGGGTTTGTGCAGCAGTATTTAAGTTTTGCTTACCGCCTTTATCTTTAGAATAAATTATATAATTATTTCTAATATATCCTCTAGCTTTTATCTTACTCTCATTTTCTGATAAGAAAGAATCAAACAAAGCTTCGACTTGTTCTTTTCCTTTTCTTATTTTCTTTCTAATCCAACCCTCAAGAAGATTAGCTTTATCTAAGTTAGAGATACTATCACTGGCTACGATCTCATCGTAAGTCATCTCCTCATACTTCTTTGAAGCAGGAGCTTTAGACTTCCAGTTTTCAAAGTCTTTGTACATTGACTTAGCTAGTCTTTCTCTCAAGACAAGATCAACGTTAGCACTCTTTGTTGCAGTGCTTCCATATATCTGCCAGTTCTTTAAATTGTATCTAGACATTTCTTTTTGTAGTGTTGTAAGAGGTGGCTCTGCTGTTCTACCAGTAATCTGTTTTAGAGCAGGGTTTACTTTACCTCTAGCTACAGGGTTGTCAAAGTCATAGTAAGAAATATCTGTCTCATCATTAAAAGATTGTAGGTACTGTCTAGATCTCACATCAGGCAACATCCTCAGTGCTCTGTTGGTCATCTCAGCACCACTGTAGTCTAGCTTTACATCATCTGTGATTGCTAGTTCTCTGGTGTAAGGATTACCTGCTTGATCATAGTCTGCTTGTCCTATCAAGTCTCTTGCTATCGCACCTGGCATGGTAAATGTAGATAAGAAATCTCCAAACTTTTTCTCTAAGTCTGGTGTTATTTTTTGTTTTGCTACAGCATCTAATATTGCAACAGGAATACCAAGGTCAAAAGAAAATTCTGGTATACCACCAAGAACATCTTGTAAGTCTCTCTTTAGCTGATCTGTGTTATCAAAAGAAGTAGGAAGACCATTCTCTTTTCTCCATGCTTGATCACCTAAATACATATGGAACATGGCAGCACCAAGCAAAGGTTTGAGATCCTCTTTTGCTCCTAGCTCATTCTTTATAGATCCGTAGTCAACTTCACCATCTCTATCTTTAGCTATCTGATATCCTGCAAACAACATCATAGCTCCAGTGGCTTGACGTGCATATCTAGTAGCATCATCTTTAGCACCTTCAGTTAGACCTGATCTATGTAACATCTCTCCAAGGATAGGAGCGTAGTCAGATACCGTCTGTAGGTGATTGCCTAAATATCTTGGGAAGGGAACACCTGCTGCTGCTGAAACAAGGAATGGTACTTTTCTATTTAAGTTTACTAACCCTCTTGTTGTGCTTGCTAGTACAGAGTCAGCACCTCTAAAGTCTCTCTGCATGGTAAGTCTGTTTGCGTCATCGACAGCAAGGGTTAGATCTATTCCTTCTGGTAGATCTTCTAACTTTGTGTTGGCCCTTAACCAGTCAGACATGGACATACCTTTGTCTCTGAACTGTCTCTCTAGATTTCCGTAGAAGATACCCTCTTTAAAAACAGAATCAGAAAGAGTGTTAGCCATGTTTACAAACCTACCTACTCTAGCTAAAACTCCACTGCTTTCCATACCAACCTCAAGTCTCATAGCTTGATTGTATAAACGCATGGATTGCTCTGGCATTTCCTCTAACATAATTTGACGTAGTAATTTAGCCTCTGTGTTGTTAAAAGAAAGACCTCTGACAACGGCTGTCATGTTAGGTATAAAAGTTTTTATTTGAGATGCGTCACCAGTAAGACCTTTGTAGATAGCCTTGTTAACTTGGTCTACCATATCTGTTCCAATAAGGATACCTACGTTGGTTAAGTTACGCATTGTAGTAGCAGGTTGAGAAGTCATAAAAGATATTCTCATGGTATCTAAGTCTTGTAAAAATCTAACACCAACATTTCTAGAGTTTCTAACTGCTGCTGAAGATATTTCCTGTGCATCTTGACTGCTGATAGATGAAGCACCCTTAGAAAACAAAACATCTATGTCAGATGCTTCGTCTAAGTTTATCTTAGCACCACGTTTTATAGCACTCTGAAACCCTAGTGTTTGACCTGCTCTTGATACCTCAGATAGGTAGATCATAGAGAACTCATCTTTGGAAAGACCGTATTTATCTTTTACATTCTTGAGTATTGTAAATACTTCTTGACCCTCTCCATCTCTCAGCTTGTTAGCTATAGCCTCAGTAATTCTGATATCACCACTCTTAGTATCTAACTTTAAAGCTCTCATGAGATCTACACTAGCAGCAGCAATACCTCTCATTGTTTGTGCTGAAAGACCAGAACTAAACTCTGGGTTTGCTTTTGGATCTGACATTGCGTTAAGGATAGCTCTACCCTTGGCTACACGTTCAGGATCTAACCTACCTTTTATCTTAGCACCTCTTACTCCTGCACGAGCAGACAGTATATCCTCTACATCAGCTACAATATTCATAGCTTGTTTCTTCTCAGCGTCTGAAGCAGCCTTTATAGTTCCAAGAGATTTTTTAGCAGCCTCTTCTGCTTGCTTCTTAAATGTAGTGTTTCTTTCCAACATTACATCTGCTACTTCTTTAGCTCTACCTCTACCTATTCTTCCAGAGATGTATCCTGTGGCTGCACCAAAAGTTCCTTCAGCTACAGCACCTACAGTAGAATCAAAGATTAAATCTTTTGCTGTGTACTCTGGACCTACTCCAAGCTCTTCCCTAGTTTCACCCTGTTGTTTACCCTGAAACCCAGATACAAGAGCACCAGTTACCGCACCTGTACCTGCGTCTTTTACAGACTGTCTTGCGATAGAAGACTTAAGTACATTCTTCTTTAGAGTTTCTTTTAGACCTGCTCTGACAGCTAACTGAACACCTTTAGATGCTATTTTAGCCCCTACTTTTCCAAGACCAAAACTAGCAAACCCCAAGTAAGTAGACGGTGCTGTAATTGCTCCTTCTGCAAAGTCTCCAAGACCATCCAAGAAACCTGTACCTGCTTCTTTAGAATTATCCCACGCCTGAGTCAGCCTACCAAAAGCTTGCTTACCTTTGTAGCTAAAGTCTTTGTTGCGAACATAATTTAAATCTTTTGTGGCAGTGACTTCGTTGACTGATTGTGCTCTCATGTGTTCTATAAAATCTTTAGTTAGATTTTCAAAACCCATTTCTCTCATTTCATCTTTGGTATACTTATACCTACCACCACTAAAGAAACTAACTAAGTCTCTTTTAAAATCATTGTCTTCAACAAGATTAATAAAACTAGAGTCAGGTGCTTTTTGTACGTAAGTGCTCATTATAAATTATACTCTTGATCAATAATATCTTGTTCAGCAGTGTTAGAGTTTAAAGGAATTGGTCCCTGAAACGGAAGCGGAACTTCAAACGTTTTAAAGTTGTCTGCAATATCTCTTAAAGTTATTGTTGGATCTTCAGTTAGAGCGTCTACTCTGTTGGAGATGTCTCTTAATACTTCAGATTGACTTTTTGATTTTATTGGATCAATCATTTCACTAACGTAAAAATCTACTGCGTTATTTAAAATTTCACCTGAAGCGTCTGGGTTTGTAAATTGTAACTGACCAGTGTTAGGATTTGTTGTTGTTTCTAATTGTGTCTTTAAATTCTTTTCTATAATTTCTCTAGCTGCTTTTATATCTGCAGGATCATAGTCTACCAAACCTCTTTTGTTAATGTCAAAAGGGCTTATGTTTGGAGCTACACGAGTAGTAGGTGACGTATTCATAAATGAAGATATAGCTTCATCATACTCACTTAGTGATGTAGCATGTATAGCTTCTACTAGTTTGTCAGAACTTGGATCTTCTGCAGCCCCTAAATCAAAAGCGTACTTCATAGCAGCACCTACTTTTTCAGGAGGTAAACTTCCTACAATAGTCTCACTAAATCTTTTTAGTCCTGCTTTGTTTATCTTCTTATCAGGATCTTCAGACTGCTCTATCTTTTTTAAATAACCTACAGTGCTTGACAGTTGACCAGTAGAGTACAAAACTGCTGAAGCTTCCTTATCAAGTCCAAGATTATCTGCTTCTGCTAAGAGCTTTGCTCTTTCTGCTCTAGCTTTCTTTAAGTTAGCTCTCTCTTCAAAACCTGCTTTTAACATGTAATCTTGAAGCATACCCTGCTTTGCTTTCAGATACTCTCTGTTTTCTTTCATGGTATCTGCTAGATTACCAAAGAAAGCACCTGCCATTACTGTTCCTGTTACCATTTAAACTACCTCGCCATTAAACCTTTAGGTTCTTCTTCTGTTGTTTTTTCTACTGGCTCTTCTCGCATTGACTCAGAAGCTTCTTTAACTAGGTCAAATCCTTTGTCTCTCTCACCTTCAGGTGTTGACTCAACAGCATCGTTAAACAAGGATGCACGTTCTGTCATAGTTAATTCGTCAGGTTTAAATGCCTCTTTATATTTTACCCCTGCCATGTCAGCAGCCTTCATAATAAATTCTCTGACAATGGGTTCAACGATAAGACTTACATCTATGCTGTGAACACCTGAAGCTACAGCCCCTGTCATCATAGACTCAGAGAGTGTCTTTACAGGTATGCCAAAATCAATAGCATCTAATATGTTGTCTATAATATCAGGCTCTGAAACCCTGTCGATATGAAACTTGATAGCTTCATTAGGGTCTATCATTTCAGGTGGTCTTTCCCAGGGATAGTTCTTAGGATAGTCCGTAAGAGATTGTCCTGGCACTGCTGCCATGAGTGCTGCTTCTGTCATCTTAACCTCCACGAACCTCGTTAATTATTGCATTTAGTTCTTTATCACTCAACTTTTTAAAACCTTCCCACTCATTTCTCATTTCTTTTCTAGCCTCTGTCATTGAAAACTTTTGTCTTACTCTTCTTTCAGCTAGGCGAACTGCTATTTTGTCCTGAGTATTTTCGTTAAAGAGAGTGTCATCATCTATACCAAGTTCTTTTAAAACATTTCTATTCTTTAAATCTCTTAGCGTGTTTCCTACCATTTGGTATTTACCTATGGCTGTGGTATCTTCACCCTTAGAAAGATTAAATTTGTGAAACTTTCCATTCAATTCTACCAGACTAAATATATCTTTCATAGGCATAGTAGTTATGTCTACATCTTTAAATGGTGTTTTCTTTTCTTCTGCGTTACCAAAAAGAGTTTTATAATTCTCTGCTTCTACACCAGACAAAGCTTTTCTAAATTTAGATCCTTGAATAATAAAAGAAGGTAGGTTTTCACCTGCTGCTCTGTTCTGATCTACAGATTTATTTCTTTTATCTTGAGACTCTTTAGAATCAAATGCAGTATCTATATCAATGCCCTTGTAGTAGTCAGGAACACCACCCTCAAGACTAGCTCTTTGTTCTTTAAATAAAGGATCTTCATCAGCAAATGCTTGTCTTATTTCCTCCATCCACCCAGTTGCAAAAGCATTAAGACTATCGGTATTTTTTTCAGGTTTTTCTTTTGAGTCATTTTGTGCTCTCCTAACACCTTCTCTCGTTTCACTAAAATCAAAATCAGGATTACCAAGAGCTTTTCTTTTACGTTTAACTCCAGGATTACCCACACTTAACTCAGGATTGCCCTGCTCAAGCATTATTTTTTTTCTTCTTTTATCTTGTAATGAGTTTAACATATTTAATCCTTAATTTAAAACGGTAAAGGTATTATCTTTTTAACTACTTCAGCAATAAAATTACCTTTTGACTGAGCAGCCCCTATCTTAGCCTGTAACTCAGCAACATCTATCTCAGCATCAGCAGCCATCTTTTGAAGTATAATACTGTTAGCTCTGTCAGCGTTACTTTCTGACACTTGGAAAGCCATAGACATTATATCTCTTTCTCTCTGCCATATTGAGTCAAGGTTAGTAGATGTCAAAGCGTTTATAGTCTGAGCAAAAGCCATGTTGCTTTCGTTCTGTGCAGAGGTGTTAAGAGTAGCCAAGTTTTGTCTCCACTGAGCGTTAGCCTGTGCTATCACCAAACCATTCTGTGCGTTAAACAAATCTCTTTGCTGTTGTATCTGTGAGTTAAACTCTCTCAGAGCGTTGACACTGTTGACGTTAAACTGATCCATAGCATTTGCTTGGACAGAGTTAAACTGTGATGTTTGATTAGATAAGTTAGCAAAGAACTGGTCTGTTTGATTTTGGTTTGCTGCGTTGAATTGTTCAGCAGCGTTCTCTGCAGCCTGATCGGTAAACAAAGACTGTATGTTTTGTTGTGCTTTGAATACCTCTGTCTGTTGTCTGTTTGACAGGTTAGACATATCCATCTGTAAGAAGTTTTGTGCGTTCTGTACAGAAGCCTGTTGTCTGTTAGATAGGTTAGCCATATCTAGTTGAGATAGAGCAGCAGCTTCTGCCATAACCATAGACTGTCTATTGGATAAATTGTTTAAGTTTACTGTGTTAGCTGCACGAGAATCCTCTAACGCTATCTGTTGTTCAGCAGTAAAGTTCATGTTAGCTACGTCAGCAATCTTAGCTGCGTTCTGCACACGAGCCTGAAACGCTTGGTCAAACTCTTGTCCTATAAACTGAGCACGTTGTTGTGCTCCAAGCATAGCACGTTGTTGTCTGTTAGACAAGTTCTGTGCTTCAAACTGAGCCTGTGTAGCAGCATCTATTTGTGCGATAGGTAGTGCAGACTCCATAGCAGCCTGAACAATAGCCTGTCCTGCCATAGAAGAAGCACCAAGACCTCTTGCAAGCATAGTACTCGTAGCGGCTCTCATAGCTCCTGAAGCCCAAGCAGGTGTGTTACCACCCTCGAACTGAGCCATTAATCCTTCTAGCTGACCTTGCACTGTAGCCTGTTTAGTAGGGGTAGCAGTCTCAGCTTCTACAGCTTCAGTAAAAGCCCTAGCAGTCTCAGCGTTAGCAGAGCCAGAGATAATCTCACTCTCACCTGATACAGGATCTGTCTCTAGTTTTCTAGCTGTTGGTCCTTCTACTTTTATTGCTGCACCTTGAGCAGCCTCCATACCTGTTACAGAAGTAGTAGCTTGTTGAGCAGCACCTACTTGAGCCTGTTGTGATAAAGTTCCTTGAGCAGGTTGTAACGCACCAGTTACAGCTTGTACCTGTGGTGCTGCAAAGGCAGGAGTCATGGCTGTTGGTTGTGTAGCAGTTGGCATTAATGCTTGCTGTGTTGTGCCTGTTGTAGCAGCTTCAGCAAACGGAGCCATAGGCACAGTCATACCTGCGTCTACTGGTATAAACTCTGCAGGTGTGGGTTGAAGCCCTGCTATCGGTGCTTGCATAGGTTGCATCGTCTGACTTACTAAGTTAGAACTCATTTGAGCCAGAGGATTAACCACAACAGGAGCAGAAGTAGGTGGAGGAGACACAACTGTTGCAAGAGTACCTTCTTGAGCACCCATACGCATACCGCCCATGTTCATCATAGCCTGTCTGTACTTACCCATACGTGCAGCAGCAGAAGGGTTAGACTGTAAAAAGTTATCAAGCTGATCATCAGGAGATTCCTCTGGAAAACCTAAAAACTTTTTAGCTAGACTGACATCTCCACCCTGTGAAAAAATCATACCATCATTTATATCTCTAGCAGTTCCACCAGAACTCCCAGGCTCAATGTCAGATCCTGGAAGAGGTCTATCAACAGGAGATTTAGAATTCGGTTCAATTGGCAGAAGTTTATAATCAAATCCAGGATCTTGTCTTATCTCTAATAAGTTTTGACGTACAAAACCAGGCGGCACGTAAGTAATAGGTTTACCGTTAAACTCAGTAATCATTACTCTTTGATTTGTTTTTGGATTTATGTAAGCAACTTGTTGATAACCTGAAGTAATCTGTTCACCTGATCCTGGGGCAGTAGTAACGAGTGTTTGTGGAACAGCACCTGCAGTACCTGCATAGTGTGTTTTATAAGATATCTGTTGAGGAACAGCAGATAATCCTGCAGTCTGCACAGGTGTAGCAAACGTTCCTGTTTGAGGTGCTTGCTCCATTACAAAAGGTTTAGCCTGTTGTTGTGTTTGTGTAGTAATAGGAGTTTGATATGTTACAGGAGCAACCTTTTGAACGACAGTCTTTGGAGTTGAGGGTATTATAGGAGCTACTTCGTCAGCTTCTAAATTTACTACTTCTACTGATGGATTAGTTTCTACAAAGGTTGGTCTAGTTACTTCTGTATCTACAAAATCTGTACCTGTACCAGTTCCGTCTTTACCACCACCTATAATTTTATCTTTATCTCCATCACCATCTCCATCTCCACCTTTGTTTACATCTCCATTTCCGTCATTACCTTCGTTACCACCTTCGTTACCACCTTCGTTACCACCTTCGTTACCGCCTTCGTTACCATCCTCTACCTTTATTGCTTCTGTATTTGCTATTTCATCAGCTAATCTTGTTACTGTTTTAACTTCGTTACCAGTACTACCTGACGAACTACTTAAAACAGTACCATTAGATAAAGTTACTGTAGATGCTGCATCACCACCAAAACCAAAGAGACCACCATCTCCTTTGATAGCATTTACATCCTCATCAGTGTAAGTTATATTTTCTCCTGCTTCAGCAGCTTCTAAACCTTCTTTAAATGCAGCAAACTCTTCTGCAACGTTACTTGCGTTAGAGCTTCTAGAACCTTTTTTTGAATGTATGGCTAAATAAGTTGTTTTACCTTCAGGATCTACTTTAATAATTTGAGTTTTTTTGTTACTAGCTTTGGCAATGTATTTTGTACCATCAGCTTTTGTGTAACTATCTACTTCTCTATAACCACTAGATTGTACCATATCTTTTTCCTTATTTACCCATTGTCATCCACACTGCACCTGCAATAAACGTCAACAGTGCGACAGTGGCTAATTTAACTACAGTAGACCAAACAGACCTACGTGTGTCTCTCCAAGCTTCTAACAAACTTCTCATCTCTATGATGTCTCTGGCTGCATCATCATCAAGTAACCCAATAGAACGTAGTGCCTCTTTAGCACCACGTCTAGCTGCGTTGTCTAGCATTTCCTCTAGATCGTCAGGGGTAAGTTTGATGTCACTCATTTGCTTTTGTTTTCTAACTGTGGTGTGTTTGTCAAAGATGTTTTATCTAATATGTTAAAACCTCTGCTGTTAGCAAAGTCACCTGGACAGTGTGCCCACTTGTCAGCTAACTGTTCTAGCCACTGTACTGTGTGGTGATGCTCTGGTGCTTTACCATCCTGTATTGTTTTGTTTTCCCACTCTAGGTAAGCAAACACTTCAGCCTGTGCCTGTGCTGCGTTGATACCAAGGTCAAACAAGTATATCATGTTACCTTCATCAATGACACCCTGTCGTGGTCTTGCACTATTAAGTGCTTGCTTCATGCAGGTCATAATGTGGTACTTAATTTCTTCTAGCTCGTAGTCTTCTTCTGTCAGTTCTTCTTTACCTATCTTCTCCATCAGATTGTCGTACTGGTTCGTAAAGAAGTTTAACTTACGTACTGCAGCCTCAACGTAACCACGAGAGCTTGCTGCGTTAGCTTGCTTCTCTGTTATCTTTATCTCTAGCATCTCTTGCTCTAGTGGATCAGTTTCTTCTAGT